GTTGTCGAGTAGAATCACCGCCCTGGGCTTGGCGCAGATACAAAGCGGGTTCATCTGCGCTTCAATTACAATACCCTTGCCCATCGGCAGCATTTCCGACCGGACTTCGATTGGCAGACCGTTGGGATCTGGAATCTGATTGACGCGGTCGATGTAGTCGCTGGGGCCGTTCTTTTGCAGAAAGAGACCGGACTTCACAGGGTAAAGATGGGCCTGATCTGCGGTGACAAAATTCACGCCGCCCACGGAGCCGCGGTAGTTTTCCCAAATGACACCGCCGAAATCGAAAGCCTGATAAGGATTCATCGAGCCATCGCGCAGAGACACGTTTGCGTTGGAGCTTTGATACGTGTCGCGCACTTTGGCATGATCAATGAATTGATCGTAGAACGTATTACCGCACACGGCCCGCCAACCGATAATCGCGTTGTCTTCGCCGAGCGCGTCTAGCGACATGCGAATCGCCTGATTGATCTTCTGCCGGATGTTGGTCGTCGCAGAGCTGAACGCCATGTTCAACGTCTGTTGGGCAACCGCGAACTCGGTGAACAGATTGTAAATAACACTCGTGCCGTTGGCGTCCAAAATCACACCTTTGAGCGCACCCAGCTTGTGCCATTCCAAGGTGGCCATGAGTTTGCGGCGCATCGAGCGGAGTTTCCGATCGCGCATTGTCTCGACCGTCATCCGCATCTCTGACGGGGTGCGGCCATTCGCATAGGCCCGAACATCCTGTAGCTCGGTCGCGTTGATGGTGTCGACCATCGGGATATGCGGCACGACGAAAGTTCTAACCTTGCGCGCGTTGGTCGTGTTGGGCGTCGGCACGCCGCCGTAGGGCGCCGTCGGGACCAGCGCCAGCGTTTCCGGGTCCTCTTCGATTATAACCGTCCGGCTCGCAATGCCTTCGGACTCGAAGAGGTTCTGTCTCTCCAGCTGGTTCGGTAAATGATCTTGGTGGCTAATCGCGTCGGTAAGCGCCGCCATCGTGAAGCTGTCATGAAATGCGTCGATAATGTCGGGCATGAGCGTTTTCCTCCGGAACTGTTTTTATAATTCGATCAGTGACTCACTCACATTGCCGCGGCTTACACTCCGTCGCGAACCAGGATAGGCGGCGCTAACGCTTCCAGATCGGTGACTCCATTGGCGATGCCGGTGGCGTCGTTAGCCCCCCAGCCCAATAGATCCTTGTTGACCTCGGCGCCTTGGAACAGAATTACACCGGCCTTGTCGCCGTCGGTGGCGTCGACGTTTTCCCCGATCAGGACACCGGCGGCCGCCTGCGTGCCGTCGCTGGCGCCGTTGGCGTAGATCGCGTATTTGCCGCTGGCAGTGATTTTGCCGACGACATCGCCCATCTTCAAAACTTGGTTATCGACAATGGTGACGTTCTTGCGCGATTGATGGCCAGGCAGCTCGGACAGAATAAGGCCGGCATAAACTCGCTCGGTTTCATTGGACATGATTTCCTCCTATGGTCAGTCGCCGAAAAATCTATTTATAGTTTTGGTTTATAGCGCTCGTAGATTGCGCGTGAATCGAACGGCTTCGACCCTCTTGGCACTCCGCTGGTTTCGTCTTTTTGCTTGTTGTCTATATCCGCGGTATCGAGCGCGGCCTTGATCATCAGGAGATTTTTGCCGACCTCGTCGGGGTCGAGATTGGCGGCAATGTATTTCGCGGCTCGCTCGGGCAGCCCCGCTGCGGCGCACCGGTTGCGGATCTCCACTGCATGAACGAAACGCTTTTGCACGTCGGACAGTCTGGCCCCGCTCTTGAAAAGCTCGGCGGCCATGTCCGGCAGACCGAATTCGTTGCATAAGCGGGAGATCTCCGCGGCCTCGCTGCGCAGAGTGTCGGTGTCTATATCGAGGATCTCGATACGATTTCCCTCGGCACCCGCGGGCTGCGGCGCTGGAGCAGGCGCCGCAGCTTGCGTGCTGGTTGGGGCGGGCACTACACTGGCAGACAATGAGGCAATTACTTCTTTTGGCGCGGACTTGAAGCGATCAGCGAAGTCGACGCGGGCGGCCATCTTGACGGCGTCGGTGACCTCGTCAGCGAGACCGGCCTCGACCGCTTCTTGGGCGCTAAACCAAGTGTCGTTGGTCATCCACTTTCTCACGTCGTCGGCCGACTTCCCTGTCTTGACCATGTAGGTCGATTGCAACGCGCCGGCGATTTTTTCGAGACTGTCGGCCGTGTCGCGCATATCGTCGGCGTCGCCGATAACGACCGCCAGGGGGTCATGAATGAACATGAAAGTGTTGGACGGCATGACGACCTTATCGCCGGCCATGGCGATGATCGAGGCAATCGACGCGGCGATGCCGTAGACTTCGACGGTCACCTTGGCCTGGTGGCGCTTGAGCGCGTTGTAGATGGCGATGCCGTCGAAGACCTCGCCGCCGTCACTGTTTATTCGCACCTTGATACGGGTGATGTTGTCGCCGAGCGTTTTCAGATCGGCGATGAAATCGCGGGCGTTGACGCCCCAGTATCCGATGTAGTCGAAAATGTCGATGATAGCTTCGTTGTCGTTCTGCGCCTTGATCGAGTACCAAGTTTTCAAAGTGACCTCCTGAAAAAAGAAAAAGGCCGATCCGCCGTGCACAGATCGGCCTTTTCTTCCGGCTTTCATGGGCCGTTCCCATAACCCGCCCGTCGACGGCCAGTGGGAAATCTATTCAAATACGAGATTAAAGTTAGCGGCCCGAAGGCGCAACAATCAATCTTGGTCGCTGTCACGACCTGGCACAGTGGGACACTGATTGTTGAGAACCAGCTCGATTTGCTGGTAATGAATGCGCGTCAGCCGGCCGATTTTGACCGCGTGCAGATCGCCGCGGTCGATCATTCTGTAAACTGTTCTACGTGAAACATTGATCTCGCGGGCGGCTTCGTCTACACGGTACGAGCGCTTATGAAGCATATTGCGATTCCCTCTGATCGTCTTCGCTGGAGTCGTTTTGTTCTGCGGCGGGCGCCGGTGCGGCGAACTCGTCGCTTAGACCGAACTGCTTCGACCGGGCGGCGTCCTCGGCGCGCTCCCTGTCGATCTCGGTTACATCCTCGCCGTTGGAACTAAGCACGCGCTTGCGGCTGGTAAGACCGGCCTTGAGCCGGACCACGTCTGCGTTGGCGTCCTGGAGCTCGTGCAGATAGGGCCAGCCCTCGGGATGGCACTCGACGGCTGAATATTCTTCGCGCCGCGCGGCGAAGTCGGCGGGCGCGGCGACCGCGCCGCTCATCACGGCGAAGTCTATAAAGTCCTGCCAGATGGGAACGCACACCTGGGGAATGGTCAACAACCATCGGTCCTGCTCGATGCTGCGGTGATATTCGGCCAGGACGACGCGCAGCGTGCGGTCATTCAACTCGCTAAAATCCCATGAGATAAATTCGTAAGGAACGTCTTGGCCGGCGCCGATGCCGAGCAGCTGCTGGCGGACGAAGTCCTTATACCCGCCGCCGGTATTGTCACCCTCGAACAGCCGCACGTCTTCGCCCGGCAATAGTGATATGAAACTGCCAGGCTGAATATCTGTGATCGGTACACCGGCCGAGTCCCTCTGAATCGGTAGACCGGTCATCGGATCGAACTGGAAATCCTCTTCTGCCCAGTTCGGACGGGTTATGGTTCCGGTGTGGCCGGCCCGAGTCTTTTTTCTGAACAGCTCGGCGTCGTCGTACTCGTCAAAATCCTTCGCCTTTATCATCGCCTGGACGACCGCGGGCATGCCGCGGATCTGGCCGGGGCGCAGCGGGTCGTAGTGGTGCAAGATGGAGGCAGCTGGCACCGGCACGAGATCGTAAGCGGACACACCGCCGAACAAGGCGCCGTCGCCGGGGTGGTTGCGATACATCCAGTATGTCGTGCGCTTGCCGATGCCGTTGAATTGAACGCCGCCGTAGATCCGCGCGCTCAAGTCGGTGTAGCTCACGGGGCAAAATTCTGGCTCAAGTAGCTGATATTGGATCGGCACCGGCAGACCGTCTGAAAGCTGGCGTGGCCGGCGCCTTATAAATATCTCGCCGGCAGCACGGCGCGTCCGGACGGCGAGCCTAACCATGCCGTTAATATCGAGCATGCCATCGGCGTCCATGTATTTTGCCTGGCGGTTCCACAGAGCGTCGACTTCCTGGCGGAAGGTTTCATCGGGGGCGGCCGACTTCATAGTCACGCCGCAGCCGATTTCATTGGCCTCCCATGACTTGATACCTCGCGAGATCCATGGATTGTTGCGGACCTGATCCCGGGCGCGCGCGCGGATCTGCTCAACGTCGCGCAAGACCCCCTCGTTGGGGCCGACCATGCCGGGGCGCCACACGCCTAGACGGCGGCCCGTGGCGGCGGCGTCGTAGGCCGCGCGTGGTCTGAAGACTTTACGAATGAACTCGAACATCAAAGACCCTTTTCATAGCGCGCGCGGAATACCCGCGGCCGCGTTGCAGTCGTCAAGCTGGCGCCGATCTCCTC